AACACAGATGTTATGAGTTGTAAGGCTGTTATTCGAACCAGTGGTGGAACGATTGCAGTAACATATGCTAACTAATATTAGTAACTGAGCCTTTATGGGCGATATCTCAAACCCCCTTCCAGTCGGTTGGGGGTTTTTGTTTTAAAAACGTCGATTTGCCAAAAAATATCGCCGTCAAATTTTTGAGATTTTCGTTTTATAAAAATAATACTATTTATTATATAACAAGGAGTTCCCATGGGAAAAAAAAGAAGATTGAAGTCTGCAAAGATGAAGTTTGGCGCCAAGCATGCTAATCATCCTCGTATGATACTTTTGAGCGATAACAAGCTAGAAGCCGAAGCCGAAGTTGTCAAGCCAGAACCACAGCCAGAAGTTGTTCTGCAGGAAGAAAAAGAAAAAATTGAGGCAAAACCAAAATCTATTCCAAAGCCAAAAGCAGTTAAAAAGCCAAAAGCAGCCAAAAAGCCAAAGCGGCCCACAACTAAAAAGACTACTAAAAAGACTTCTCAAGCAACAGCATAGCAATTATTTGCTAGGAAAACAAAGCCCTCAGTATATCTGGGGGTTTTGTTTTATAAAACACTATTTATTTAATGAATATTTAAGGAATCTCCATAATGCCAACAAACTTAACTCCGAAGTCTACAACAAGTGCAGTAATATTGACTTCTACAGGGAGCACCTCCTTGGTGTCTGCTGCGGTCCCTTTTGGTGTGTATACCGGCTCGACCGACTTTTTAAGTGGCGCCTCTTTACAGGTAAGCTATGTTTATAAGAAACTTGGTGGAGATGTAGTAGATATTGAGCTTACGCCAGCAAATGTCTATGCTGCATATGAAGAGGCAGTATTGGAATATTCGTATATTTTTAATCTCCATCATGGAAAAAATACGCTTTCTAGCGTTCTTGGCGCAACAACTGGCACATTTGATCACAAGGGAGATAGGAAAACAGGCCCTAGTAGTGTCAATTTAACGTTCCCTAGATATCAGTTTACATATGCTATGAATGTTGGCGATGGCGTGGCCCAACGGGCCGGCTTTGGTTCTGTTGGTGGCACCGTTCGCGAATATTCTGCATCTTTTACACCTAAAGACAATGTACAAGATTATGATATTCAGAATATTATTTCAAGTTCGTCTGCGTCTGGCGTCAATGATAGCGGCGACTCTGTTCCTTATTCTGGGAAAGTTGGCTCCAACAGGGTTTACATCACAAAAGTTTTTTACAAGTCTCCACGGGCAATGTGGCGCTTCTATGGGTACTATGGAGGCGTAGGAGTGGTAGGAAATTATTCGACATATGGCCAGTTCGCAGATGACTCAACATTTGAGATCATTCCCACTTGGCAAAACAAAATGCAAGCCATCATGTATGAAGATTCAATTTATACAAGAACTTCTCATTACTCTTATGAATTAATCAATAATCGATTAAGATTATATCCTAATCCTAGTGATTGGGCGTTTCGAGACGCTCAGAAAATATGGGTGAGATTTTATATTAAAACCGACGCCTGGACTGATGATGAGAGCTATGAATCTGGCATTAATGGGGTTAATAGTGTTAATACAATGCCGCTTGATAATATTCCTTATGCCAATATTAACGCCATTGGAAAACAATGGATTCGAAAATATGCGCTAGCGTTGTGTAAGGAAATGTTGGGCCAAATTAGGGGTAAGTTTACAACAATTCCTATCCCTGGCGAAAGCGTGACTCTTAATCATTCTGAATTACTATCTCAAGCAAAAGAAGAACAAGCCTCCCTTAGAGACAAGTTGATGGAAATTCTCAAAGAGATGGAATACACAGAGCTTGTCAAGCGCGATGTGGAAATTACAGATGCTGCGACAAACACATTAAAGAACTCACCGCTACCAATTTTTGTAGGATAAATAAAACATGTCTAATGAATGGGAAAGACCAGCACAGCCGCCTCCTCCTCTTTTTCTCGGTAAAAAAGAGAGAGATCTCGTTAAGCAAGTCAATGACGAGCTTATTGAGAAGGTTATTGGGCAGCAGATTCTTTATTATGCAGTTGATCTAGAAAGAACTAAGTTTCACGATTTATATGGCGAAGCTATTGAAAAAACATACTTGCCCCCTATTCGTATATTTGCGTTAGTTGAGTTTACTGATTATTCTACTGATTATTTAGAAAATGCTGGAATTGATAAGACGTGGGAAATCAATGTTCATTTTCATAAAAGAAGATTAGAAGAAGATCAAGACATGTATGTTCGCGAAGGCGATTTTGTACTGTACAATAAATATTATTATGAAATAGTGAGCCTCAAAGAGCCAAAGTTATTATTTGGACAAGCAACTAAGGAATTTGAAATTCTTGGAAGATGTCGGCGCGCAAGGAAGGGACTGTTTGATGCTACCTAAAAATTTTGATTTTGCTATGATGCCGCCGGGTAATTATAATTTACGAGAAGTGGGCATTCTAGAATCCACAATTGAGACAATTGATTATTCTATAACGTCGTGGCTAAAAGAAGACTTACAGCTATCGGCTCGGACCAATGAAGGACGAGTGAGAGTGCCGGTTTTGTGGCAGGCGCCAGAAAGATCATTTCAAATTAAAAATAATAGAGACTTAAGGGATGATGTTGATTTAACTTCTCATGATGGAGCATTAAAACTTCCCATAATTTCTATCGAGAGAACAGGCATTACAAAAGATCCAGCCAGAAAAGGCGCGTTTCAAGCTCATTATTACTCAAAAGACAAAAATGGTCGTACCGGACGATGGGTTATCGCCAAAAGAATTGTACAAGACAAGACAAGAAACTTTGCTGTGGCGGGAAATACCCGCAAACAAAATCTTACATCAGGAACTGAACAGCGATATTTTCCAAGAATTAATAAAAAAGTCGTTATTCAAAGTTTGTCTATTCCGATTCCAGTATATGTTAATGTAGATTACAAAATTATTATTAAAACAGAATACCAACAACAAATGAATGATTTGTTGGCGCCTTTTATTGCTCGGACAGGTCAGATTAATGCCTTCACAATGAAGAGAAACGGCCATTTATACGAAGCTTTCATTGATCAGGGTTTTACGCACAATAATAATGTTAGTAATCTTGCGGAAGAAATGAGAATGTTCGGATCAGAGATCACAATTAAAGTGCTTGGATATTTAATTGGCGAAGGCGCCAATGATGATCGACCCATTGTTAGAGTGGACGAAAACGTCGTAGAAATAACGTTTCCTTCGGAAAGTTCAGTTCCTGAAGGTAATACCGACTTTTTTCTTCCTTAAAGAGAAGCCTTTTGGTTTTGAAAATACTATTTAATTGATGATTGCACTATCATTTATGTGATTTTTTAATGAGGAACCCACACAATGTCAGTTAAAAGTTTTAAATTTGTATCTCCTGGGGTGTTTATCAATGAAATTGATAACTCTTTTATCCCAAAATCTGCCGATGCTATCGGCCCAGTTGTTATCGGCCGCGCTACTCGCGGCTTAGCAATGCAACCTGTAAAGGTTGAATCTTTCTCTGATTTCGTTACGATGTTTGGGGATACAGTTCCCGGCAACGCCGGCGGCGATATCTCTCGCGATGGAAACGCTCAGTCTCCGATATATGGCACATACGCGGCAAAAGCATTTTTAAATGCTAATGTAGCGCCCGTAACTTATGTAAGACTTCTTGGGCAGCAAGACTCTAACGGCGCTAGTGGTGGTGTTGCTGGGTGGCAAACTAGTAAAAGTCCAGCAGTTAATGATGGTGTGAACTTTGAAGGCGGTGGCGCTTTCGGAATGTGGTTGTTCTCTAGTGCTTCTTTGAGCGGCACGACTGTACTTGGTACTGGATCGCTAGCCGCGATTTGGTATTTGGACCGATCTGCATCTGTTCAATTGACAGGAACGCTACTTGGCTCAAAGGCAACGGTAACGGGAAGTCGCTACGGAACAGTTGTTGCTTCAGATTCATCTTATAACTATACTGTCATTCTTTCTCAGTCTCAGGTTGGCGAATCGACTGTTAGTTTTAACTTTGATGATTCTTCAGATCTTTTTATTCGAAAGGCATTTAATACTAACCCGCAGTTAACTACGACTGCAGGAACTTTCTATCCAAACGCAACTGCAAAAAACTATTGGCTTGGTGAAACATTTGAGCAAGAAGTAAGAGATAACAGCTTGGTTGGCGCTGCCGGCGCCGCAGCTATTTTGCCAATTGCCTTGAGTGGCTCTGTTTCAACTAAGAGCCCTGCTTATATGAGGCAGGCATCTAGAGAAGCTGTTGCTGGTTGGTTTATTGGACAGGATTTGGGCGCTTCTGGTAGTTTCAACCCAGAGTTGTCACAAAAGCTTTTCCGCCTCAAAGGTCGCGGCCATGGCGAGTGGCTACATAAGAATGTAAAGGTTTCAATCTCAAAACTTAGAAAATCAACAGCAGCGTCATCTGATTATGGTACGTTCTCGGTGATTCTCAGAAAACTAAACGATACGGATAGTAAAGTTGAAGTGTTGGAAAGGTTTGATAATTGTACGCTTGATCCCACTTCTCCAAACTTTGTTGCACGTTTGATTGGTGACAAATACACTAGTTGGGACTCTACAAATAGAATGCTCAAAACTTATGGCGAATATCCAAATATGTCTAAGTTTGTATACGTTGAAATGAACGCTGATGTGGAGGCGGGTGCGACCGATCCGTTCCTTCTGCCTTATGGATACTTCGGCCCTCCCAAGATTGCTGAAATTGGACGACTTCTTGCTTTGAGTGGCGCAGCACCGGGAGACGGAGGGCACAACTCTTATCTTGGGCTACCGCAATCTGGAGCCTATGTAGAAGGTGCTGACGGCGTAGCAAGCAAGGGCGGTGCATTAATGGCACTTGGTAACAACCAGACGCTCACTCCTGTCACGGGCGCCCTTTCTTTCCCAACTGTTCGACTCCGCGTTTCGGCATCTGATGGTGGACTATCAGATCCTACAAAAGCATATTTCGGAATGCAGACAACCAGGGAGGCCGCGAGTACGAGGCCAGACCTGAGTGTAGGGGACTTCCATAGATATTGGAGCACTGCGATTACAGATGATCCGACTAGTGGCGCCCGATTTGGTAGTATTGCCGGTATTGATGCGTATTCTTATGTCTTCTCTATGAATGATATTTCGGCATCAGCAGCCAGCGCATATTCTTATCAATCTGGCTCTAGGCGCAAGGTTGGTAGCCATAATGGTGCGGTTTCCGTCGATACTCTTCTTGGTGCGGGCTATGATAAGTTTACAGCACCGTTCTGGGGCGGCTTTGACGGATGGAACCTTAAACTTCCAGATCCTCTTTATAATGCTGGCATTGCTTCCAATGCAACTAACATAAATAGTTACGAATTCTATACATATAAGCGCGCCATCGATACGGTTGCCGATCCTGAAGTTGTTGACATGAACTTGTTGACTGCCCCAGGTTTGACTCACGATGGGCTAACTGGACACATGATTGACATATGTGACGAGCGCGCCGATTCGCTGGCTGTCATTGACTTGGCTAGCGTTTATATTCCTCCTCATGAGGAATACAAATCTAGTAAAGCTGATCGGATTGGCACGACGCCTACCAATGCGTCAACTGCTTTGCGCAATAGGCGTATTGATTCGAGCTATGGATGCACTTTCTATCCATGGGTACAGACTCGTGACGAACCAACTGGACAACTTCTGTGGGTTCCACCTTCTGTAGTAATGTTAGGTGTCCTGGCCAGTTCCCAAGCTAAGACTGATGTGTGGTTCGCTCCTGCTGGATTTAACAGAGGCGGTCTTACTGATGGCGCAGCAGGAATCACGGTTACGGGCGTCACCGAGCGGCTGACTTCCAAGAACCGGGACACGCTTTATGAGGCACGGATCAATCCAATTGCTTCGTTCCCATCTAGCGGTATCGTGGTGTTTGGACAGAAAACACTGCAGGAACGCGCCTCAGCGCTTGATAGAATCAATGTTCGTAGATTGGTTATTTACCTTAAGAAGCAGATTTCCATTCTTTCAACACAGATTCTGTTTGAGCAGAACGTTCAAGCAACCTGGAATAGGTTTAAATCACTTGTTGAACCTTTCCTTACGAATGTTAAGACGAGATTTGGTATCACTGATTATCGACTAATCCTCGATGAGTCAACTACGACACCAGATCTTATCGATCAAAACATTCTTTATGCTAAGATTATGATTAAACCTGCAAGAGCAATCGAGTTCATCGCAATCGACTTTGTTATTGCTTCAACGGGTGCATCATTCGATGATTAAAAAAAGGATGGGGGATTTTTTCCCCCACCACACTATTTAAAGTAGATTATAGGAGTCCCTAAAAATGGCATTTTGGTCAACAAACTTTGGTGAAGACACAACCCTTCAAGATCCGAAAAGGAAGTTTCGGTTTACAGTAGAATTTCAAGGAATCCAGGCAGCACAGGGCGGTGCTATGCTTTGGTATGCAAAAACAGTAGCAAAGCCTAGTTTCCAGGTGGCAGAGGCAACCCACAAGTTCCTTAACCATACTTTTTATTATCCTGGTTCAGTAACTTGGCAGGATATTGCAATGACATTGGTTGATCCAGTTGAGCCAGATATGGCTGCAACTCTTTCTGACATTGTGGTACAATCAGGTTATACTCCACCAACGGATTCTAATTCATTGTCTACTATGTCAAAAGCCAAAGCCGCAGGAGCCCTAGGAACAGTTATTATTACTCAAATCGATTCTGAAGGTAAACCATTAGAAACTTGGACTCTTTGGAACTCATGGCTTAAAGAAGTTAAGTATGGAGATCTGGGATATGATGGCGACGATCTTACTGAAATGTCGGTTACGCTTAAATATGACTGGGCAAGAGTAGAAACCGCAGGCACATCAGCAGCAGTTGCTGGAGGTGGCGGTTCAGAGTTCTTCGGAGTATAATATTACAATTATAAGAGAGGTGTATATTGTCAAGAAATAAAGAACGCACTGGAGGCGTTCAACAACAGGATACTAGCCCGCCGCCGCAAATGACTCAAGCACAGGCAGAACCGGGCGGCTTTTCTTTTGTTGTTCCAACAGAATTTGTAGAACTACCTTCAAAAGGTAAGTATTATCCTGAAAACCATCCATTACATGACCAGGATAGTATTGAAATTAAGCAAATGACAGCCAAGGAAGAGGATCTATTAACTTCTAGAACTCTTTTAAAGAAGGGCGTGGCACTAGATCGGCTCATTGCTAGCCTGATCGTTGATAAGCGCATTAATCCGGACACAATGTTAGTGGGTGATAGAAATGCTATTATTATTTCTGCTCGCGTATCAGGTTATGGAAATGTATATACTACTAACGTTACATGTCCTCAGTGCTCGTCAAATCAAGAATTTAGTTTTGATCTAAATAAGGCAAATATCTTTAGCGGAGATTCAGAGGATATGAAAGAGTGGGACACTTCTGATAATGGCGATGGAACATTTGATATTTCATTGCCGAGATCTCGTGTCGCGGTAACATTTAAACTAGTGACAGGTAGAGAAGAAAGAGCTTTATTTACAGGAGTTGAATCAGATCGCCGCCAAAAGAAGCACGAGAAGAACGTTACTAGACAGCTTGCAAACACAGTTATTGCCGTAAATGGAGATTCATCGCCACAAGCGATTAAATATTTGGTTGACAATATTCCTTCTATGGATTCAAGACACTTTAGGCATGCGTATAAGCGCGTTGCCCCCACTGTTGATTTAAGCCAGCACTTTGAATGTGCTCACTGCGAGTTTGCGCAGGAAATGGAGGTTCCGCTTACAGCGGACTTTTTTTGGCCTGACCGATGAATATATAGAAAACGTTTATGAACAGTTTTTCTTTCTAAAATATTCAGGCGGTTGGAGTTTTTCCGAGGCATATAATTTGCCAATTGGATTAAGATTGTGGTTTGTTGAAAGGCTTGTTAAGCAACTACAAGATGAACAGGAGGCAATTGAGAACGCTTCTAGCGGAAGAAGCGGCGGTAGCTCACAAACGCTAACAAGGCATAATCAGCCGCAAGCCCCTCCAAATTTAGGGGCCCGCAGAAGACAGGGTTAATCCTGTCTTTTTTTATATGAAACTATTTATGATAGTGATAAGAGCGTATAATGGGATTCCTAGAAAATGGCCAACGATGAACTAACAAAAAAAAGTAGACTTCAAAAAGAACTTAATCGTCTTAAGGAGGACGAGAAGGCAATCGCTCAATTTTTAGCTGATCTTACTGGAGATCAATTAAAAGTTGCCACAGAATTGTCGGGCATCGGAGAGGACAAGGTAAAACTCGCCAAAGAGGAACTCGCCTATAGGCAGGATCTGCTTAAGGTGGCATCAAAACACTTTGAGGAGTCCCGCAAAGAAAGAGCAGCGCTTAAAGGGTTTTTTAAAGATCAAGAAAAGGCCATACAGGGTCAAGTCGAACAGTTTGATGCAGAAATGGAGCAGAACGATGCCCGCGCTGCAGCAGGCGAAATCACACAAAAACAAGCGGATAAATTAAACGAAACGCTCGAAAAGCAGAAGAAAAGACTTGTAGACTCTGCTGCAGCAGCCAAGTCTTTAGGCGACAAAGCCGGCGCAGCATTTAAAACTGATCATGCTAAAGACTATACAGGTCAGATAAGCGAGATTGGAAAAGCTTTTCAGACATCTGCCGGCGCAAAACTATTTTTTCAAAAAGCAGCAGTAGGCGTTACGACTAGCATGATCAATAATACGATAGGCTTAGTTGTCGCGTTGTACGATGCAGAAAATGCGTTTATGAGAGCCACAGGTCAAGGAGAAAAATTTGCTAGTACTATGACTGGTGTATTTGAGTCCACTAGAGATGCTGGTGTGACAATAAAGGAAGCCGCAGCATCAATGCAAAGCTTGCAAAGTAGTTATACTGATTTT